GGTATTGCATTCAATGGCTTTTGGTAAAGTCGGCGCTCCTAAAGGTAATAAGAACGGCGCAAAACAAAATCGAGGATGGTCGGAAGTCATTCGACGTGTCGCGCTGCGGGACAAGAAAAGACTTGCACGCATCGCTGAGAAATTGCTATCGATGGCCGAATCGGGCGACTTGCCAGCGTTGAAAGAATTCGGAGATCGGTTCGAGGGTCGAGTCCCGCAAGCCATTGAGGGAACCGGAGATGATGGGGCGCTGACGGTTGTTATCAAAAGCCAGGATGCCTCAGTCCTTTAAGCTCACAGAGAAACAAGAACAAGCGCGTAAAATTATAAGTTCAGATGCAACCCATATCATGCTTTATGGTGGGTCTCGGTCGGGTAAGACATTTCTATTTCTCTACGCCATTGTCATTCGCGCGTTAGCAGCAGCTAGATCAAGCCATGCGGTTCTGCGGTTTCGTTTCAATCACGTAAAGGCGTCTATTGTCTACGATACGTTACCGCGTGTTATGGAGACGTGTTTCCCGGAAGTTAAATACCATCTGGATAAATCCGATTGGTTTGCACAGCTACCGAATGGTTCGCAAATCTGGTTTGGTGGGCTGGATGACAAAGAGCGCACGGAAAAGGTACTCGGCCAGGAACACGCCTCGATATTCCTGAATGAGTGTTCGCAAATCCCGTGGTCGTCGAGGAACTTGGCTGTGACTCGCTTGGCACAGAAGGTCTCATACGAGGTAGACGGTGAGACTAGGTGGTTACGTCTCAAGATGTACTACGACGAGAACCCGCCGAGTAAAGCACACTGGACATACAGGTTGTTTCAGGAGAAACGCGATCCCGAAGGGAAATGGTCGCTATTGAACCCTGAGGATTACATTTCGTTCGTTATGAATCCCGAGGACAATCGGGAGAACCTGCCGGAGGAATATTTCAAGAACCTCGATTCGCTACCGACCAGGTTGAGAAAGCGTTTTCGGTTGGGAGAATTCGCCGATGTTGCAGAGGATGCGTTGTGGACAGATGAGGTCATAGACCGGTGGCGTTCACTTGGGGGTGACCTGCCAGACATGCAGCGCATTGTTATCTCTGTCGATCCGTCAGGTTCGGGTGACGAGGATAACGCGAGTAATGATGAGATCGGGATTACCGTAGGTGGTTTAGGTACGGATGGCAATGGTTATCTTCTGGAAGACTTGAGCATCAAAGCTGGCCCGGCGACATGGGGGGGTATTGCGACTTCTGCGTTTGATCGGCACGCGGCCGATCTCATTGTCGGGGAGACAAATTTCGGTGGCGAGATGGTCAAATTTGTGGTTCAGACAGCCAAGCCTCGCGTACCGTTCAAGAAGCTGATGGCCTCAAGAGGGAAAGTCGTAAGAGCGGAACCTATTTCAGCTTTGACCGAGCAAGGCAAGATTCGATTTGCCGGTGTGTTTCCACAGTTGGAAGAAGAACTGGGCGGGTTCACGACGACAGGGTATAAGGGGAATGGTTCTCCTAATCGCGCAGACTCGTTTATCTGGCTCATGAGTGAGCTATTCCCAGGAATTATCCGAGAACCGAGAAAAGGCAAGAATCTGCCGACCCGCGCCAACAGCATGTACAATCCGCATCGGATGAGGGTGTGAGGGTAAAGTCTATGGCGGAAGAAAACGTAGAAACTGAAACGATAGCAATGCCTGAAGCCGGATGCGTCATTCTCAGACATACCGTTCGCATAGATGACTGGACATATTTCGTGCATCACTATCAGGAAGGCCCGCCGCCCGAGGTTGTGTTGGCGGCGTTGCAAGAAGATGCTCTGATAAAGGCCCAGCTCAGGCGAGGGGAGCAAACCGTATGCGAGCCTTGACGGAAGAGCCTCGTATTGTTCCGTTACGCGATAAACTCGGTGACGAACTAGATGCGGTACAGCAAAACGCGGCAGCTGAACAACCGCGCGTTGAGCCCACCGAAGATGAGAAACGAAACGGATGGACGGCTGAATCTCTGACGGCGTACCTTGCTGAACGCAACGCCGGCCAATCCTTGTCCATAGACGTTAACAGCCTGCACCGGAGACTGGCGAGAAGGCCGGTGGTCCAGAATCACAGGTACAACCCGTTGAGGTGGAGGTAAGGTAATGGATGACTTTTCATTTTTGGAAATCTTATTCATTGTCCTGTGGCTTGGTAGCATGGTTCCAATGTTTTTTGTGTACTACGACGATACCGCATAGGTGGAGATAGAAATGAATCTGAATGAATCATTCGTTAGGCAGTACACGCCGGATTTTAAGCGATTGGTTGATTCAGTCTTGGCGGATGTTAAACGCAGATCATCGTTTGTCGGGCCTAGGCCGCAATACGATGAAGTCTATCTCGTGTGCCGATGCGGCAGCGATATCGGCGGGACAATCATCAGAGGGAAGCCGTTCTCGTTTACTTGCTTGAACTGTGAATGTGTTTGGACTGGCGAAGTAAGTTGTTCTAATGAACCTCGGTGACGTTATCGAAAAAGCCATCTGGCTAACTGGCGACGAATCCCCCGAACTCCGCAAGCGCTACGAACAAGACGTTACCCAAGCAATAGAAGATCTGTGCCGTGAGCATGGATTTCTACACGGTCCCGTTACGTGGGTAGAGAAACGACCGGGAGAGGATCGAGTACCGCAAGTTCCGGATCACGTCCAAGGTAGCAGAGTCAGACTGCTAGTCGCAGAGTCCATAGTTACCGACTACGCACCGCAAACCAGTGAAGGCTCGTTCATTGCGAATCTCGAAAAGAAGGACTTGGAACGTTTGCGAGTTATAACCCGCCGGCAATCGAAGACTACCCTTAGCGATCAGGACTGTGACGAGCTTATAGAGCAGTACGGCCCCGAAGCTGTACTAGAGACTCTGCGTCAGCACGTAGGCAGCACTGTCCATTAGGAGCATAACGTGGCACTGACACCCGAACAGGAAAAGCGGAAGAAGCAAATCGAGGAGAGAAAGAAATTCTTCGATGAGTTCGGCATTCCAGTCGACCGCAATCCGTTCGACGTGGTTGACTTGTTTAATATATTCACCGGCCCGACAAAGGTAGCGGCAAAAGCAGGAGTTGAAATAGAGGAGGCAATAGGCGAAGCGCTGGCACCCGATATCCCCGTCCCGCCGGTCCCGGAGGTTGCCGAAGTCCCGACCGAAGATGACCCGGAAGTACTAGCGGCTCGTGAAAGACAACGCCAGGCTGAACTCAGACGCAGGGGAAGACGCGCAGCTATCCTCACTGGTGGCCAAGGCGTTACAGACCCGTTAGGCGTTGTAAATCGTCCGCAAGCCCGATCCGCAACGTTGTTAGGTCAATGACAGATAAAATCGACAAAATCATAAAGCGCTGGCAGGTACGCCAGGGAGAAAAAAGCCAGTGGCACGCCCATTATGATGACTTAGCAAGAGTTATGCTCCCGCGTCGTTTGGGTTTTTCCACAACGACGGTAGAAGGCGAACGTCGGACTGACGAAATATTCGACGGTACGCCTATGCAAGCGGCTCGTGGGTTGTCTAACGCCGTCGGCGGTATGTTACGTCCTCAAGGAATACCCGAGGTCGAGATGAAAGCCGAGGAAGATGAAATAAACGACATGGAAGAGGCCAAGGAATGGATGGCCGACAGCGAAGAAAGACTCAAGAGCGCATTCAACAACCCGAAGGCCAGGTTTCGCCAAGGATCGGGTGAGACGGACCAGGACTTAGTAGTGCTCGGTACTGCTGTTATGTTCGTCGGTGAAGGCGTGAAGCGCAACCATCTACTGTTTCAAAGCGTCCACCTGAAAGACGCGACGCCAACGTTCAACGATGAGGGCGCCCCGGATGGGATGTTTCGTAAAAGAAGAATGCCCATCAGGCATTTAGCCACGAGATTCGGCGAAGACAAGCTCTCGGAGAAGACACGGCAGTTCCTGAAAGACACGCCAGACAAGCGAATCGAAATTCTACATGCCGTTTTGCCTCGGGAGAATTTCAAGCAAGATTCGTTCTTCGCCAGAAACCTTCCCTTTATGGATATCTGGATCGAGCTTGAGGCCAAGCATGAGTTATCCGAGGGAGGCTTTCACGAGTTCCCGTTCATAGTCCCTCGATGGGACACGTCTTCGGGTGAGGACATGGGGAGGTCTCCGGGAATGATAGCTCTCCCCGACGCCGACACTCTGCAGGCGATGGGCGAGACGATTCTGATAGCGGGTCAGAGAGCGGCAGATCCTCCCCTAGCCGTTCCTAACGACGGGTCGTTCGACGCTATCAACACATTCCCCGGAGGTCTAGCCTACTACGACGTAGAGACTGCTATAGCCGTTAGAGGGAATCCGTTCTTTCCCATCGAGTCGGGTACGAATCTCCCCATTTCACGGGATATGCAGCAAGATTCCAGGCAGCAAGTCCTCAATGCGTTTTTCAAAAATATCCTGAACCTTCCTATTGACGGTCCTGACATGACCGCCACGGAGATTATCGCGCGCAAGGAAGAGTTCATTCGCGAGATCGGTCCTGTCTTCGGGAGACTTGAGACGGACTACACCGCGCCCATGGTCGAAAGAGCTTTTATGATCATGCTCCGTGCGGGCGCCTTTCTACCCATTCCGGAAGTCCTGCAAGGCAGGAATATTCGGTTCGAATATGAGTCTCCCGTTAAACGCATCAGGCAGCAGATAGAGGCCGCTGCTGCAAGGATGTGGGCGCAAGA